GAGTCATGCGGTTTTTCCTGGCATCGTGCTTGCCTGGATTCTGGGGTTACCTCTGGCTACAGGGGCATTTATCGCCGGAGTATTCTGCGCGGTGGCGACGGGATACCTGAAAGACAACAGCCGAATCAAGCAAGATACAGTGATGGGGATTGTTTTTTCTGGCATGTTTGCCGCAGGTCTGATCTTGTATATTGCAGTCAAACCAGACATACATCTTGACCATATTCTTTTCGGCGACATGCTCGGGGTAACCATCGGCGATATAATCCAGACGATGATTATTGCCGGGCTGGTTACACTTGTTATTAGCGTAAAATGGCGGGATTTTTTGCTGTTCAGCTTTGATTATCAACAGGCGCAGGTAAGCGGTTTGCATACGCGATGGCTGCATTATGGGCTGCTGTGCATGGTTTCCCTGACCATTGTGGCGACGCTGAAAGCAGTAGGTATCATTCTCTCCATTTCTCTGCTCATTGCGCCTGGCGCCATTGCGGTACTCCTGACACAACGCTTTCATATTGCACTCCTACTGGCGACTGGCATATCGGTAATAGTCTCAATGACTGGTGTTTGGCTGTCCTTTTTTATCGACAGCGCACCAGCTCCGACGATTGTCGTCTTATTCGCGGTTGTGTTCATCATGACGTTTACCGTTATCAGTTTCAACGCACGCACAAAGGGAAACGCTCATAGACAGGATCTGTTATCCCCCAATTAGCACAACATCCGAGGGCAGCATTGTCCGCTAGTACACTGCAGTCCAGAAAGTCATGGGCGGACGTTGGGAGGAGGTGCAAATCCTCCCATACAAAAAATATATAAAATCAATAATGGATTGAAATTATTCAATACTCTCACCATCGACACTTCACCAGCGAACCGCAGCACGTTTTTGCATAAGGCGTGTCTGCGGTTTTCTTTATGATTTATGCACAATGGACAATTTGAAATTATTGATGATTGTATGGTGCATCGTTTTCTGAACCTACACTGATTTTTTGGTATAGCCTTGCCTAGCCAGTCTTACCGGATCAACCCCTTCGCTATTGCAATACTAACCAAAATCATCAATTTGACAGCGATTAACCAGAATAATAGTATACTATCACCAGTAAGAAATTATCGTTATTTGTAGCGATACATATTATATATATATCATTCTCAGGTGCGTACATGATTATCAACCAGGTACCTATAAAAATAAAAATCTTCATCTTTTTATTTTCATGCATCTCTATTATATTTTTGTTACTGCATGAAAATAATGGAATATACATAACACAAACAACACAAATAAGTTATAGTGTTTTCATTATTGGGCTTTTTTTCATAAACCTGATGATTTTTATTTTTCTATTACTTTACTATGTCTCTAATCAGAGACAAAGTTATCTCTTAATTCTTTCATTCGCGTTTTTGAGCAACACGTATTATTTATTAGAAGTGGCTATTATTTCTTTATCTCCGTTAGGTAACGATTTATCTACAATCTATCAGAAATCAAATGATATCGCAATATATTATCTATTCCGTCAGTTCAGCTTTATATCTATAATCTTTCTGGCTGTTTATTCCACCAATGTTAAAAATAAAAGTGTTTTAGAAGATAAAAGAAACATAATAATTGTTGTTTTGTCAATATTAATTCTTTTTATTACTCCGTTTGTAGCAAAAAATCTAAGCAGTGACAATATAAAATATAGTCTTAATATTATACAATACTCGCTGAATCGTCATTTGTCGACGTGGAATATCGTGTGCACCAAAATAATATCAGTATTTTGGCTTGTATTACTTATCAGCTCATGCATCAGCATACGTAATTACTCAAAAATATGGTTGTGTATAATACTTATTAGTATAGTGTCAGTATGCAATAATCTAATTTTATTGTATTTTATTGATAAATCCCATCCTGCATGGTACATGACAAAATTTCTTGAATTGATATCAATGATTTATATTATTTCAACACTCATGTATTATGTTTTCAGGAAATTAAATCATGCTAATCATATGGCAATTCATGATCCACTAACGAATACATACAATAGAAGATACTTTATTGACTCATTGAAGAATATATCAAAACACCATGATTTCTCAGTAATAATGTTAGATATTGACAGTTTCAAAAGCATCAATGACAAATGGGGGCATCATATGGGTGATCAAGTCATAGTAATGGTTACCAGAATAATAAAAAAATCCATCAGGAAAGAGGATATATTAGGGCGCTTAGGCGGTGAGGAGTTCGGTATTATCATTAAAGGTAATACTCAAAAGCTCTTGCTATCAATTGCAGAGCGAATCAGAAAAAACATTGAAGAGCAATGCTCGGAAAAATTATTATCGCATGGACCTGAGAAAATAACTGTCAGTATTGGTTGCTTTACTTCAAAAGAGAATAATCTCAGTCCATCTGAAATGTTAGTCAATGCCGATAAAGCGTTATATCAAGCCAAAAGAACCGGAAAAAACAAGGTGATAATTCACTCAAAATAAACACCTTTTTAAAATACAGCCCCAATAAACTGCAGAATATTATCCCATATAATATCCTGCAGTTCGTAATGCACTATTCGATAATGGGTACTGTTGGCCATTCAATATCCGGTGCAGTTGTTGTATTAACACGGTTCAGCAACACCCGATACTTCTTCCATGCGGCCAGTAACGCTTTCTCTTCCTCCGTTGCGATTTCCAGATCTGCAGCATCCTGAAGCGGCGCAATATGCTCACTGGCTACCTGCATCAGGTTGTTTTTTGTTTCTTCCGCCTCCCGGATCCGGAACAGTTTTTCTGCTTCCGTATCCTTCACCCAGGCTGTGCCGTTCCACTTCTGAAACTCCCCTTCCGGCGATAACCAGGTAACATTTTTCGGTAACGGACCGAGTTCAGAAATAAATAACGCGTCGCCGGAAGCCACGTCATAAACCGTTTTACCCCGATGATCTTCAACGAGATGCCACGATGACTCATCACTGTTGAAAACAGCCACGAAGCCAGCCGGAATATCTGGCGGTGCAATATCGGTACTGTTTGCTGGCAGACCTGTATGAGGCGGAATATATGCATCACCTTCACCAATAAATTCATTAGTTCCGGCCAGCAGATTATAAATTGTTATGGTCCGTGGTTGTTCACTCATTCTGAATGCCATTATGCAAGCCTCACAATATAGTTAAATGCGATGTTTTTGACGGTGTTTTCCGCGTTACCAGCAGCGTTAACGGTGATGGTGTGTCCATGTGAGCCAATCGCAACCGAGTGCGTATGAGCACCAATACCGACAGTATGTGCGTGAGCACCTGCAGATGCAGCTGTGCCGCTGACACTATGAGTGTGCGCTCCTGCAGCACTTGTATTCACACTGGCCGCAGACACTACCTTATGTACTGACCCATTTTGTGACCACTGGCTGACTGCTGATGCGCCTGTGACACTATGAGTATGGTTTCCGGCACTTGCGGCTGTACCGCTCACACTGTGCGTATGCGCCCCGATGTTATTCGTGGATTTAGTGCCGTAATCAAACGACGATGTGGTTTTCGTCCCCAAATCCGTACTGGATGCGCTGGCGCTGTGGGTGTGCGATTTAATGCCGTCCTGTTCCTGAGACAATACAGCCCGACCACTGGCAGGTTTGCCCTTAATCGTCCAGCCACGCATATCAGGGATCACGCCTGACGGATAAGCGGCTGCAAGTTTCGGGTATGCAGATTTGTCAAAAGTCTGCCCCTGCATCAGGGCATAACCAGACGGAACGGTATCTGATGGCCACGGGATTGGTGCACCGACTGGATAAAACTCTGCAGGAGGATGAGCCGAGGTGTAAAGCTGCGCCCACGGCGACCAGTTTGCGTCGGTCGTATCCCGTCGTGAACGAATAAATGCCGGAGCATGAGCACCGCTTGTACCACTCCAGCCGATGAGTAACTCACCTTCGCCAACGGCTGTCATCCCTTTCAGGTGAATGATATTTCCATACGTTGTTGGATATCCGTTGTTATACACCTCGTATAACTCAAGACCTGCTGCCCCCTGCGTATTGTCTGTCAGCGCGGCTACCCGACCTTTTGAAGCCAGATTAACTGATGATACTGCTGTTCCACCTGACGGTAGCGCCCCGATCTCTGATGCCGTTGGCTTATTTCTGGAGTTATAGTCCCTTCGCCAGCCAGGTGAATAATCTGTTCCGTGATTAATATAGGTAAACTGGGCGTTGGTTGTTCCGCCACCGCTGGATGTGGTCGGAGTGGTAATGCGGATCGTCATCGCTGACTTTATCCCCATTACTTCAATGACAGCTCCGGCGAGATGAATATTACCGCAGCCAGTATCAGTAATGATTTTATTATTGCCATAAGACCAGGAACCCTTGCACATCCAGTATGGATGGTTAAATGCTCCCTGAGAATCCAGCCACTCGATAAACTGTGCAGTCGTCCAGTTTCCTGTTGTTGTGCTTACTGACCCACCGAAGGCACGGCAGGCACCAATATTTTTCGTAAAGGTGTCTTTGCCAGGGATATCCGCACCGTTCTGATCTTTCTGCAGACGTTTCTCAGCATTGTCATTGGCTGCTTTTACTGCCTTTGGCGTTGCCGCCAGCGTTTCAGACGTGCTGTTGGTCGCGCTGCTTAGCTGGATTATCCCTTTCTGTGCTGTCGTTGCATCCTGTGCGGTGTATTTCCCGTTAGCCAGGTCATACGCGGCCTTAACGGCTTTTGGTGTTGCCGCCAGTGACTCGGAAGTGCTGTTAGTCGCACTACTGAGCTGTACTATCCCCTTTTTTGTCGTGCTCGCATCCTCAAGCGCCACGGCGGATGCAATATCCTCTGCCCGTTTTGCCGCTGTCTCAGCGCGCGTTGCTGCAGATTCCGCCGTACTTTTGCTCTGAGCTGCTGCCTTCGCACTACCAGCAGCCTCTGTCGCCTTCGTGGATGCCGTCGTGGCGCTGCCCTTCGCTGCTGACGCCTGTCTGGTCGCCTCATCTTTTGAAGCAGACGCCGATGATGCCGATGACGCCGCCGAACTGGCGGACGATGCCGCTGCCGTTTTTGAGGATTCTGCACGGGTTTCCGACGCTTTCGCGTTCGTTTCGGATGTCTTCGCTGCGGAAGCTGACCTCGCTGCTGCCGTGGCCTGCTCAGTGGCTTCGCCAGCCTTTGTTGTGGCTGTTGAAGCGGATGATGCGGCGCTTTCTGCCGATTTTCCGGCGGCGGTGGCACTGGCTGAGGCCTGCCCGGCACTTGTTGACGCGGCACTGGCAGACGACGCAGCCGCTGTTTTTGAGCCTGCCGCAGCTGAGGCGCTCTGTCCCGCTGCCGTCTCAGAAGACCTGGCGTTCGTCTCGGACGTTTTTGCCGCCTTCGCGGAATTTCCTGCCGCCGTTGCCGAGGAAGCTGCGCTACTGGCGCTCAAGGATGCGTTCGTTTCTGATGATTTCGCTGCCTCTTTTGAGGCCGCCGCATCCCGGGCTGAAGTGGCGGCTTCTGACGCTTTCGTCGTCGCAGTGGATGCAGAAGTGGCTGCTGATTTTTGTGACGCTGCAGCATTCGTTTCTGACGTTTTCGCGGCACCGGCACTGGTGGCCGCCGCGCTTTTTGAGGACTCTGCAGCGGCAGCACTTTTTGATGCTTCAGTGGCCTTTGTTGATGCCGTTCCTGCGCTGGAAGACGCCTCCTGAGCCGACGTCGCGGCCTGTCCGGCTGACGTGCTGGCTGCACGCGCTGAGCCTGCAGCATCAGTCGCATGGGTTGCCGCCTCACTGGCAGATGTGCCGGCATCACTGGCTGACTTCTTCGCGGCTGCCGTGTTCTGTGCCACCGCGGACGCGTTACGCGCCACCTCTTCCACCATCAGTTCAAAACGGCGCAGAGCCTCCGGACGGGCATCATCCTCCGTCATGGCACCGAGAAAATCATTCAGCGTACCGGGTCGGGAATCTTCATACACGGTGATGGTCCCGGCATGTGACGGCGGGAATCCTTCCACCAACAGAATAACGCTGTACTGACCGTACTCAACGTCCATGCTGTAACGCCCGGCTTCATCCGGATTTTCTGAGGCCAGCGTGTTCACCACCACCGTGGTGCTGTTACGTTTTGCTTTCAGCTGGATTGTGCAGTTCTGTACCGGTTTTCCTGTGCCGTCTTTCAGTACACCTGAAATCTTTACTGCCATATTCACCCCACAAAAAAGCCCGCCTGAACCGGCGGGCTGTCATAACACTGTGTTACCTGGCTAATCAGAACTTATAACCGACACCCATGATGAAACCGTCAGTGCGCCAGTCGCCACTGCCGGAGCCTTCATAAGCAATATCAATGGCCACGGATTCGGTCGGGTTAAACTGCACGCCAGCTCCCCACGCCAGAGACGTGTTGCTGTGGCGACCGTCATCACTTCCGGTCAGCACATCGTGCGTTTTCCCCTTGTTGTCAGTTACGCGAAGATAATCCCCGGAGAAAGTCGACACACGGCTGTAAGCCACACCCGCCATCGCATACGCGCTGAACCATTCATTCACGCGCACAGACGGCCCCGCCATTACGCTGAACCAGCGGTTACGAACGGAATCTTCATGCCAGCGGGTATCGCTGTAACGGGTCAGCTGGCGATTCTTGTCTCCTGCATAGCTGAATGACGTCACCAGCCCCAACGTGTCCGTAAACTCATAACGGTATTTCACGTTAATCCCGTTCAGATCATCACTGCCGGGAACGTTCGTCGAGGCATGAAGATACCCCGCGCTCAGCGTGGACTGATGTTCAGACGCCCATGCAGGCGCACCGGATACGGCCAGACAAATGGCTGCGGACAAAATTGCTGCACAAACTTTACGCATAATTACCTCTCGCTTTTCTGCAATAAAAAAGGCGTCATTCCTGACGCCATTTATTGGGGTTATAAATATTTCAACGAATACTGATGCCGGAAGCAGCTTTTTTGGTCACAATCACCGTACAGTCGGTGATATTGCCTGCCCCCTGATTGCCTTTCTGGAAAATCTTAAACTCCAGAGTGACGCTACCACCACCACTAGGCATATCAATAACTGCACTGTAACTACCGGGAATGGCCCCTTTAGTTTCTCTGGATGCGATTAATACGCCGTTTTTGCGAACTTCAAAACCATAACCCGTGTATCGCGTGCCTCCTGGGTTATTTCCGCTCCCCGGATCGTCATACGCTATACCGTTAAAAATAATGGGCGGAATAATAATCTGGCGGTCAAAGTTATGATCATCGCTGATGGTGACTGTAACCGTACCGTTTGGTGTTTCCGTGTTACCCCACGTACCGACTTTTTTCGGGAAGGCTTTTGATACAGCTTTAACGAAATCCCCTCTGACCTGGGTCGCCTCCAGCATGCCCTTAATCGTACAGTTCTGGTTAATCGTGACATTGTTGAGCGTTCCTGAGTTCGCATTCACACTGCCACTGATATCCGCATTTTTAGCGGTCAGCTTTCCGTCTGATGTCAGGGAAAATACCGGAGGACTGCCACCGCTGGTAATGGTGGGGGCCGTCAGGCGCTTCAGGAACACGTCGTTCATGAATATCTGGTTGCCCTGCGCCACAAACATCGGCGTTTCATTCCCGTTTGCCGGGTCAATAAACGCGATACGGTTAGCGGCAACCAGAAACTGGCTCAGCTTGCCTTCCTCCGTGTCCTCCATGCTGAGGCCAATACCCGCGACATAATGTTTGCCGTCTTTGGTCTGCTCAATTTTGACGCCCCACATGGCATTCCATTTATCGTTAGCGTCCTTCCACTCTTTCGAAAACTCATCCAGTCTGCTGGCGTTATCCTCCGTCAGATCGACTTTTTCCAGCAGCTCCTTGCCGAGATGAGATTCGGTTATCTTGCCTTTGAAAAAATCCAGGTAACCTTCCGCATCATCGCTCGCCCGACCGACGGCTTCCACGAATGCCGATTTGCCAACGGTGTTCACACTGCGGATATAAAAGTAATAATCATGGCCCGGTTTGATATTGATACTGGCGGCTATCCAGTACAGCGCCGTACCAAGATAGCGGGCTGTGGTTTCAACCTGCCTGATATCGGTAATCCGCTTTTCCGAGAACCAGAACTCAAACTGTACCGTCGGGTCATAAACGGCAAGATGCGGCGTGGCGGTTATCTGAAAATAGCCCGGCGTCAGCTCAATCCTCGACGGTGCTGCCGGTGCGGCAATCCGGAACGATACCGACGCCGGATCGCCCTGCTGC